TTTGGTTGATGCGGATGTCATATCCTGCCTCGCTCATGCCGTATGAGACGCCATGCTTTTTGCGCTTGTCTGCCAACATTGGGTTGACCGGTTCTGCCTTGAGCAGCGTTGTGCCGTTGATGATCATAGCTGCCCCTCCGTGTTGGATGGCGCGGGTGGTAGGGGCATCCAGTGGGTGGGGACCAACTGGAATGCCTCTATGCCGCCAACCGCATAGCCTTGGCATTCCGCCACCCACCCGTTTCCCATCAAGCACCAATACCCCGAGAATATTCTTGCCCGGCCCAAGACGCCTTCGCACATGTCAAAGGGTGCCGCCCATAGCAGCATACGTTCATTCTCAGTGCGTGATGCGGTCTCAATCGGTTGCCATTTCATTTCAGCGATCCTTTCCCGGAATGAGTTTGCGCTTTTGTGTCGGCTGGTATTTTGGCTTTAGCGCCAGATTTGTGATGCGGTTGTCTCTGATGTTGCCGTTAATGTGGATCAGCTTTCTTGTCGGCCACTTGCCATACTCGAGCGCCCAGATAACTTTGTCTGTCCGGTAGACGCGGCCAAGGATTGCGCCAGACAAGTGACCTGTTGGCAGAAGCGTTTTGAAACAAGGGCTGCCAGCGAAAGCACTGTTCCAAGTATCGCACAACTCTTGCTGTGAACGCCGCTTAAATGCTGGAAACATGTCTGGCGTTCTGCGCCGCCATGTGACTGTGCCGTCTGGTGCATAGACCCGAATGATCTTGCGGATTTCTTCGATTGGAAGTATTTTTGATTTTGTCATGTTGAGCGTCTCCCGCGCTTGACTTGATGGAGCGGCGTTGAGTGTGGTCGGCACTCCGCCGCTTGCCATCACCCTAAATCCACAAAGCGATCCTTGCAAGGATTTTCTGCCCTTAAAAAAAACCCAAAAAGTAATCTTACACAATGTTAATACCTGACCGTTTTTGTCGGAAAACCCCCTAAGCCCCTGCTTTCCTTGGCCTTTCTTCTTTGTTATTATTATTACTATTGTTATATATATACATAGTTGGTGATGGGCAGGAAAAACGATGTTAGTACAATGATATAATAACTACCCGTTTTACGTGTCTATAGGGGGGTCTATAGGGTGTATTTTTATGTATGTATAAGGAGTAACTTTGTTTTTTATGTACGATTGCGTTTTGCCGTTTAATATCAAACGCTTAAACTTAATAGGAGCCAAATTAAAATAGGTGTAACATCGGTCTATTTTTGCCATTTTTCCAAAGCCTCACAACTTTAAGCAGATCATGGCCAAAAAAAACCCCGCAACCAAATCTGGCGCGGGGCGATGTGCAGGCGGTTGAGTAAATCCTAAATCACTCAACCGGAAACCAGTTCACAATTTTTTTGCCGCGATACATCCGCTTGCTGATCTTCTGAACGGCCATGCCGCGCTCCTCAAGTTTGGTCAAAACACCGCCTATCTGATCAGCCGACAGCTTCAATCTGTTCGCCAGCACCGAGACTGACACGCCCTTGTCCGGGTCAAGACGCGCCAGAATGCGGGCGGCTAGTGCTTCCTCCGGGCGTGTCTTGGCGTGGTCATTGGCGAACACCAAACGAACCTTGCCCTCAAGTTCTGCCAGCACATATGCAAACGCCCAGCGGACATGTTCTGTGGTCCTCTCACAGTCTGGCATGGCAAGAATGAAGCTGATCTTGCCGATCATTTCAAACGCTCTGCGGACCATCGCAACAGACGCCTCGCCAGTTTCCTCATTGGCATCATCGGCATACTCCATCAGCCAATCCAAGATCAAATCAAGCATCTTGTCAGCATCGGGATTGGTCGGCACTTGAACACGATCCCCGCGAAATTCAACCGGCCCTTCATCGCCATCCTCACGGCCCGTCATAAGCCATAATTTACCCGCCATCGTCATTGGCAGGTCAGTCTTTTTAAAGCTCTTGCGCGGTCGTGGATTTATGTCAGGCTCATTAATAATGATAGCCCGCCCCACAAGCCCCTGTGTGGCCGTCTCGCCGTCCATGACGCCGTCAAAGGTGCTTGGCGTTGTGTAGCCTATCAGAGACAGGAACGGGCGTTCTAAGCCTTGATCCGCCATGCGCAGTTTTTGCAAAGCTGCCTCTGCCGCTTCATCATCGCCGTTGTCTTTGGCGCGACTTAATTGCGCGATGTAGACCTTTTTCAGATCCCGCTTGATGTCGCCACCAAGCAGCACCCGGCTATTTGCTTTTGAAAAGGTTGCCATGATTGCGCCAAAAATGCCCTCAAGATATGCGGCCCCGCCGCTGCCTTTCTGAGCATTGCGGACCTTCGTAAGAAAAATGCCGATTTCGTCAATGTTGTAATAACTGGCCTGCTGGTCGATCACGTTACGCATGATTTCTTGCTCTGACTTCATGGCTCCATGCACAGCGCCCTGAATTTTCGACGCGATATGCAGATCAGCAAATGCCTGCATCACAGCCTCCTTGCCTGTGCTGGACGCCGCCACGCAGAAGGCAATCATGTTCGCTGTCATGTTGTCGCGCGCATCTTCATAGCGCAGCCCGCCGATGTTGCCGACAGCCACGATGGCAGATGCAACCGCAAGCCGCCTGCGCGGATACCGGCACTGGCTGTCAATCCAATCAGCTACACGCCCGACGAACCCTGGAGGGCGTTGCAAGTCCAGATCGTCAACATTGCACGGCAACGGCCTGCCTTTTGATGTTTCAATTTCGGGCTTTTCAACCTCGAAGTCATCGTGCCTTGGGATGTGAAATTCAAAGTCTGAGAAGTCTGTCGCGTCATCCATTCTGTTTTCCTACCCATGTGGCAAACGCATCCCGCGCCACCAAGTCCATGCCTTTGAACGCCGCAGCGCCAAGACGTTTTGCAGCTTTGTTCGTTAGGCTGCTTTTTTCAAGTTCCAGCAACGCCGCGACCATATAAGCCTCAAGTTCTGGCTGCGTGGCGTATGACGCCCAATTCTGCGCATCGTCGCGCACGCGCTCTTGTATAAGCGGCACGTCAGGCGATCCCGCGCCGTGATACTCAAGCCAATGCGTGACGGTGCCAAGCGTGATTTCTCGGTTCAATGACATGCAAGAGTTCAAGCCCCGCCAAAGCATATCAACCGCGTTCTGCTTTGCCTCATCTGTCATTGTGATGCCTCCGCTTGAAGGATGGCATTGCCGATCATTTCGGGGATTTGGGGGACTACGGAGTTTCCGCAGGCTCCAACTCTGTCCACCGCATTGGAAAACCCATCACTATTTCTGAAAACAAGGGGCTGAGGTATGTTGGGCAGTCTAAAGTAGTCCTCAACCCCTCTGACATTTTGGCGCCACGAAAATGCGGAGAACCCAGATACCTCTTGCGGCTTGTGCCCTTTGGCTCGTTCTTCCCAAGCGTCGGGAGAAGGCCACGATGATACAAGGTTGTTTGCATGTGTTCTTGCGACCCATTCTCCACACGAACCGAAGATCGAACGTACCGGCCCGCCTGCTTTGATGGGGTAGGCCACAATCCAGACCCTTTCGCGACGATGGGGAGCGCCCAAGGCTGACGCCGGTATGTTTTCCCACTCCGCATCATACCCGCACCCGGCCAAGTCTCCGAGAACTCGGCCAAACCATCCGCCTCGTTTTTCGATTGGGCCAGAAAGCAATGCTGCAACGTTCTCCACGATGACGTATTGCGGTCGTAACTCGCCAATAAGTCTGACGATTTCAGACCACAATCCGCTGCGGGTGCCTTCGTCCATTCCTGCCTGCTTTCCTGCTGTGGAAAGGTCTTGGCATGGGAAGCCGCCTGTGATGACATCAACGGAAATTCCGTCTCGTTCAAGAATGTCGCCTGTGAGTTTTGTGACGTCTTCATAGCAAGGCACCTCCGGCCAATGTTTCGCCAATACTTTGCGCGGGAATGGCTCAATTTCGCAGAACGCCACGGTTTCAAATCCGCCTGTCCGTTCAAGGCCAAGTGAAAACCCGCCAATCCCGCTAAACAAGTCTAGCACGCGAAGCTTTTTAATTGCTGCATCATCTGTCATCACTTGCCCCCATACTTCGGCGCAAGATAATCTGACAGCGCCTTGATTGTTGATGTGGTGAGGTTGGTTTCGCGCCCGTTGCGGATCATCGCCAGTGTGTTGCGGTTTACACCGGCCTCGCGCGCCACGATGGTCAGTACCCTATCTTGTAGCGCGGCCCTGATTTCTTCTACATTTAGCATTTCAGTCTCCAAAATTGACAATGTTGTAAATTCTATATTGCACAGGCGCAAATCATGTGCAAGAAATGGCTTGCGGTGTTTGAAGCGTGTTCGCCGCCACGCAGGCCCAATGGGCCATCATATAAGGAGAATGCCTTGAGTATTCTTGAACAAGCATCTGTGCCTGAAATGGGACCGCAGATCATAACCGTGTGCGGTGACGCAGGTTTGGGTAAATCCAGCCTTGCCGCCACATTTCCAAAACCAATCTTTGTGAGATGTGAAGATGGTGTTGCGCGCATCCCAGCGTCATTTCGGCCTAACGCGCTGCCGCCGATCAGAGCAGAAGAACAACTGTGGGAGCAGTTGAAAGCACTGGTTCACGATGAACACGACTTCAAGACATGCGTGATTGATACTGTGTCCGCTGCTGATCGTATGTTTGTCCAGTCAATTTTAAAGCAGGACGGCAAGGCCAAAAGCCTAAACCAAGCCCTTGGCGGCTATGGCGCGGGGTTCTCTGCCCTTGCCGCACGTCACCAGCAGGTGCGGAACGCCGCTGAAATGATGCGGATCAAGCGCGGCATGAACGTGATTTTTCTGGCGCATACTGAGGTTGGCACGATGCGCTTGCCCGATCAGGATGACTTCAGCCGGTATAGCTTGCGCATGACACATGACAAGAGCCTGCCGCCCTATCTGGATGATGTAGATGCGGTTGGCTTTCTGCGTCAGGTGATGGTCTTAAAAGGCGATGAAGGTGAGCGCAAGAAGGCCATCAGCGGTGAAGGCCGCGAGCTGGTGATGCACGTCACAGCTTCAAACGTGTCAAAGAACCCCTACGGCATTACAGAGCCGGTTGCGGTTGAATTGGGTGTGAACCCGCTTGCAGAATTTGTGAAAGGATAAACAGATGTCATTTTGGGATTTGTCAGACGGCGAAACGGCAAAAACGGAAAGCAAGGAATACGAAATTCCGGGCGGCAACATGGACCCGGTCCCCGACAATAGCGATGTCCTGGCCGAGGTGAAGGCGGTAAAATGGTCATCGCAGAAAGACAAGGATGAACGCTTTGTTGAGGTGCAATGGCAGATTGTTGAGCCTGCGCAATTTAAGAACCGCGTTGTGTTTCAAAAGCTGTGGGTTGATGATCTGGACCCCGGCGCAAAGACCGAGGAAAAGGCAAAGGCCAAGCGCGACAAGGCCCGCCGGATGCTGGCAACCATTGATGCCAACGCCAAAGGCAAGCTGATGTCATCGGCAGACACTCCAACAGACGATAGTTTGGCACTGGCATTGCAGGGCGCACATATGGTCATCAAGTGCATGATCTGGGAAATGCCAGACCGTGAAAAATACGGTGAGTTTATCCGTGGTAATTGGGTGAGCGCAATCAAGCCCAAAGGCACCGCTTTGAATGTGGGTGAGGCGAAGGCACCGCCGAAGGCTGCACCGCAAAGCGCGCCGCCAGATCGCAATTTCGATTTAGATATGGATGACGTGCCGTTCTAAAAAAACGGGGTGTTGAAGCCAGCGGCTTAGCCTGAGATTATTTAGAGCCGCCGCTGGCCTCTTTTTCAAGATAACGCAGTAAGGAATGAAATGGAACAACGATCAAAAGAATGGTTCGAGGCACGCAAAGGCCGGGTCACGGCCAGCCTTGTTGGCGGCCTGCTGGGATGCGCACCCTACATGAAAGAGGATGACGCATTTCGCGCGCTGGCCCGATCTGTGCATGACCTGCCAAGCGAGTTTGAAGGCAACATTGCCACTGAATACGGCACGGCAAACGAGGCACTTGCTTGCTCTGCCTATGAAATGGAAACTGGCAACCTTGTTGAGCATGTCGGTTTTGTGCCGTTTGAAGATTGGGCAGGTGCATCGCCTGATGGTCTAATTGCCCATGATGGCCTGCTTGAAATCAAATGCCCCTTCGGCAAGCGCAAGGATGAAAAGCCTGAATTTGCCAGCATTGATGACCAGTTGCATTATTATGGCCAGATACAGTTTCAGCTTTTTTGCACCGGTCGGCACTGGTGCGATTTTTACCAATGGTCTGCAAACGGCACTCGGTTGGAGCGCGTAAAATATGATGGCGGATGGATCAATGCCAATCTGCCGATCCTGAAACGGCTATGGGATAAAGCGCAGGCCAGCGACAGGCCGGAGTTTGAAGGCAAAAAGCGCGCTGATATTGACACGCCAGAAGCCGCGCGACTTGTGGCTGAATACGATGAATTGATAGATGCCATTGATCTTGCATCCCAACGCAAGAAAGACATTTTGGCACGTCTGGTTGAAATGAGTGGCAACAAAAACGCGGTTGTTGCAGGGCGCAACCTGACCCTGACCAAGCGCGCCGGTTCTGTGGCCTATGCCAAGGCATTGAAAGCCATTGCGCCTAATGCAGATCTTGAGCCGTATCGGGGCAAGCCATCTGAGTTCTGGGGGTTGAAATGAGTTTGCAAGAATATAGGGATTTTATCCGATCAAAGGACAAGGTTTCGCTTAGTCAAGGGTTTGCGTCAAACGCAATAAATGACATGGCAAAGCATCATCAAAAGGTTGCAATTGATTTTGCCCTTGAACGCGGCAAGTCTGCGATGTTTTTGGATACCGGCCTTGGAAAGTCGTTTTGTGAATTGGAGTTTGCGCGGCAGGTGAGCGAAGAAACCGGCAAGCCTTCACTGATATTGACGCCGCTTGCTGTCGCTGGTCAGATGATCCGCGAGGGCCAGAAGTTCAACATTGACGCGCGCCAGATCAAAGAACAGTCTGAAGTCGGCGCGGGCATCATGGTCGCAAACTATGAGCGTTTGCAAAAACTGGACCCGACTGCGTTTGGCGGCATTATTCTGGATGAAAGCAGCATCTTAAAGTCTTTCGCTGGTCGCACTCGAAACACGCTGATGGATGCGTTTAAAGATACGCCATTCAAACTTGCCGCGACCGCAACGCCAAGCCCGAACGATCACACTGAACTTGGCAACCACGCTGAGTTTCTAGGCATCATGCGTCAGCAGGAAATGCTATCGCAGTGGTTTATCAATGACACGTCCACGGCATCACAGGATTGGCGGTTGAAAGGACATGCGGTTGATGACTTCTGGCAGTTTGTCGCGTCATGGTCACGGTGCGCCAGCTTGCCAAGCGATCTTGGCGGCGATGATACAGGATACATATTGCCTGAGATTGAGCGTAAAATTCACACTGTTGCGGCTGACCGAATGACCAGCGTTGATGAAGGAATGTTGTTTCGCATACCTGAAATGAGCGCAACCAGCTTTCACGCTGAAAAGCGCCTGACAATTGATCAGCGGTGCGAACTGGCCGCAAGCCTTGCAAACCATGACAAGCCCGTAACTGTCTGGTGTGAGACAAACGACGAAAGCAGCATGCTTGCAAAGATGATTGATGGTGCAGTTGAGGTTCGCGGTGATTTACCTGCCGATGAAAAGGAGCGCAGGCTTCTGGGGTTTGCTGATGGTCAATATCGGGCGATTGTGACAAAGCCAAAGTTGGCTGGATTTGGCGTCAACTGGCAGCACTGCGCGCATGCGGTATTTGCGTCGATCAGCTTTTCATATGAGCAGCATTATCAGGCTATCAGGCGGTCGCATCGTTTTGGGCAGTCTGAGCGTGTCAAGAATGATATTGTGATTTCAGACACAGAGGACGTGATCTGGCAGGCTATCAACGTCAAGAGCAAGAAACACGACGAAATGAAGCGCCGGATGTCAGATGCTATGTCTAAAGCGCAATCAAAGGGAAGTGTCAGGGCAATCTATGATAGACCGATTGACCTAGAGTTTCCAGAATGGATCAAGGGAGAGACGAAATGAAAAAAGCAGAATACAGTGGCGCGGCATGGGCTGTGCATAATTCAGATTGCATTGAAGGCATGTGGGCAATGCCTGAAAATAGCATTGATTGCGCGATATTCTCGCCGCCGTTTGGTGACTTGTTCGTGTACAGCGACAGCGAGCGCGACCTTGGAAATGCTGGCACAGGTCAGGCATTTATCAATCAGTATTCATTCTTTGCAGAGGCTTTGACCCAGGTTATGCGTCCTGGGCGAATGGTTTGCGTTCACTGCACAGACCTGCCCATGCGCAAAGGCAAGGATGGCGCTATTGGTTTGAAAGATTTTTCCGGTGACTTGATCAAAGCCCATACAGATGCGGGTTTGGTTTATCATGGTCGCGCGACGATCTGGAAAGACCCCGTAGTGGAGATGCAACGGACCAAGGCGCATGGTCTGTTGTATAAAAACATACGCGGCAATAGCACATTCAACCGCGTCGGAATGCCAGACTACATGCTATTTTTTCGCAAAGACTGCGATACAAGCGACCCAGACTATTCACCGGTTCAGCACGCCGCGCCGGATGATGAAAAGACCGCCATGAAAATCGCTATGGGGTGGCTTCAAGATCTGCGGCGGCAAGGCCTTTGCGCGTCTACGCCAGACGAGGCCGCGCTAAAGGTGCTGATGGATGACGCCAAGTTTGACGTTTACGAGTGGCAGAAACTTGCAAGCCCGGTTTGGATGGATATTAACCAAGGCAATGTGCTGCGCCGTGTTAAAGCTGTGAATGATGAAAAGCACGTTTGTCCATTGCAGCTTGACGCTATCGCAAAGTGCTTGCGCCTTTATACTAAGCCGGGTGATGTTGTTATGGACCCGTTTAATGGCATCGGCAGCACCGGCTATGAGGCAGTCAAGATGACGCGCCGGTATCTTGGGTTTGAGTTAAAGCCTGAGTATGCCGCACAAGCAAATGCGAATTTGAAAGAAGCTGAAAAGATCAGCGATGATTTGTTTGCAGGTGCGGCATGACCTTACGACCATATCAGCAGGCGGCGCATGACGCCGCTTGGACCCACGCCAAAACAAGCCTTGATCCTTGCCTAATTGAAGCCGCAACCGGCGCGGGCAAGTCTCACATTATAGCCGCGATTGCCGATACTATCCACAACGCCACTGGCAAGCGCGTGCTGTGCCTTGCGCCATCGGCGGAGTTGGTAGTGCAGAACCGAGAGAAGTTTTTAGCAACTGGCAATAAGGCAAGCATGTTTAGCGCGTCAGCAGGTGCCAAGGAATTGCGCCACCCGGTTGTGTTTGGTTCGCCGTTGACGGTCAAGAACCGAATTAGCCGGTTTAAGGATGGCTATGCGGCTGTGATCGTGGATGAGGCGCATGGCATCACGCCAACATTGCGCGACATCATTGCGGAAATGAGGGTTGGCAACCCCATGCTGCGCATCGTTGGAATGACAGCCACGCCTTACCGGATGAAAACCGGATACATTTTTAAGGTCTGGCCTGACGAAAAGGTCAACGATGATGACACTGCATCAAAGCCGTTTTTCAAAAAGCTGGTGGACCGCATCACCGCGCCCGAGTTGATTGACATGGGGTTTTTGACGCCGCCCAAAATCGGAACGCCAGATGCAGAAGGCTATGCAACCGAGGATATGCAGGTCAACAACCGTGGGCAATTTGACAAGGCTGACATTGACCGCGCGTATCATGGCCAAGGCAGACTGACATCTGGCATTGTGGCTGACGTGATAAGCCAGTGCAGGCATCGCAAAGGTGTGCTGTTTTTCGCAGCAACAATTCAGCATGCGCAAGAGGTGATGGAAAGCCTGCCGCCTGAAATGTCGCGGATCGTGACCGGCAAGACGCCAAAAGCAGAGCGCGCCGAAATCCTACGGCAGTTCAAAGCACAGCAGATCAAGTATTTGGTCAATGTCGCCGTGCTGACCACCGGCTTTGACGCGCCGCACGTTGATTGCATAGCCATCCTGCGCAAAACGGAAAGCGCGGGTTTGTGGGCGCAGATCGTGGGGCGCGGGTTGAGGCTGGATGATGGCAAGGCGGATTGCCTTGTGCTGGATTACACCAGCAACATTGATGACCACTTTCCAGATGGTGATATTTTTGATCCAAAGATTGAAACAACGATAAATCCGCCGGGACAAAAGATGGCTGTGATTTGCCCTGACTGCGATTTTGAAAACGAGTTTTCAATCAATCGCGACTATGTTGATTATAAAGTTGATGCAGCCGGTTATTGCTTGGACCTAAACGGCCAGCAAATTCAGAGTGAATATGGCCCCATCGCTGCGCATTATGGGCGCAGGTGTATTGCAGAGCATAAGACAGGTCGCCTTGGTGTTTATGAGCGATGCACATACAGATGGACTTTTCAGGAATGCCCGCATTGCAAAGCACCAAACGACATCACTGCGCGGTATTGTTGCGAGTGCAAAAAGGAGATTGTAAACCCGAATGAAAAGCTGAAACTTGAGTTCAAACTGTTGAAGCGCACGCCAACTGAAGTGCAGACGGATGAGGTGATTAACATGACGGTCACAGAAGGCATTTCAGCCAAAGGCAACAAGACGATGCGATCTGACTTCGTGACGCCTTACAGATCGTTTTCTGTGTGGTTTTTGCCTGACAGCCCGTTTTGGCAAAGGAGGGATGAGTGGGCGAAGTTTCACAACGAGACAAAGGCACTGTCCATCCAACCTAAAACCGTGACCTACCAGAAGGACAAGGACAGCGGGTTTTACCGGCTGATCGCATTGAATAGGAGTGCTGACGTTGAACCTGAAAAAACTGCCATTCCCCATATACGGGGATCAGACGTTTCGCGGCAAGTGTCCGCTTGAAAGCATGGAGCAGATCACCTTTTTCAATCGGTTGCGCACCGAGTATCCCGACACGCTAGGGATGCTGGCCCTACATCCGCGCAATGAAGGCCAGCTTAGGGGTGGGCAGTTTCGGGGGATGATCAAGCAGAAAGCCGAAGGCATGACGCCAGGCGCGTCCGATGTGATTATTCCGGGCGCGCGCACATTCGTTTGCGAGATAAAGCGGGCGGACCACACTCAAAGCAAATGGCAGGCCGGTCAGATTGAGTATTTGACTGCGGCGCATGATGCGGGCGCGTTTGCCTGCGTTGCGCTTGGCTGGCATGGCGCGTGGTGCGCTTTAGGGGATTGGCTGACCGATGTGGCCTGACGGTATCTACCGGCCTTCTACGTTGCTTAAAATGGTTCTGTCAGGCCAGATCAGCATGGATGAAGTTGACGCTGGCATTAGGTCGTGGGCATCGCTTGAGATATACAAAGGCGCGCGTGCGATTGCGGACATACCAAGCAAAGATGGCAGGCGGTCAGCACTAGCGCGGATACCTGAAAAGATACGCCCCCACGTTGAGGCAGAGGTGCGGCGCATATTTTAATTTGCACAAGTGCCAATTAACGATTGCAACAAAACCCAAATTCTGTATTTTGGTTCATGTAGAAACCAACCCAAAGGAATAACCAAGATGAGCATTGCAGTAAGCATCCACCAAGTCATAGAAGCCCGTCACAGCACTTTAGAAGGTGTTAAAAATGACGCCCTGAAATTTATGTCAGATGATGGTGCGGATATAACCATTTTCGTGCTGCCGCATGTCGCCGCCGCAACATCCGCTGCGTTTAACGCCGCAATGGCAGATCAACCGTCAGAGACAGAAGGAGCACCAGCATGACAGAAATTAAATTAGCATACGGTCGCCAGTTTGCGCGCACGAAAGACGGAGGGTGGCTTGAGGTGGGTGCGACCCTTCCCAAATCATCTACGGCAAAAATATCAGGCGATGCTATCGTATTTAAGCGCGCGGCTCGGGATATGTGGGGCGGCACGTTCATGGGCGGCACGTTCAGGGGCGGCGATTTCTGTGGCGGCAGGTTTTGGGGCGGCGAGTTCAATGGCGGCACGTTCATGGGCGGCTATTTCAGGGGCGGCACGTTCAATTTATCTCCTGCCTGTGCGCAGCGTAGCGATGGTTACATGTTTGTTGCTCACTTTGTTGAAGGTGA